ATTTGATAAGGGTACTTGAGGGAACCGTCTCTGTCTTGGTATATCTATTGGTGTAGTTTGAAATTCTCTATCAACATCTTTCCAATAACGATACGCAAATAAAACATTAAGACGGTGGGTTTGGTTTTGAGCTGAGTTATTTAATTCTAAAAGATTAACACTTCTAGGAAACGCTTCATATAATTCTAACTCATATGTAACGTTTTCTTGTTCATCAAGCTGTCTTAATGAAATAGTTGAAATATAATCTTCCTGAAACCCCACTAAACCTGTGTCTGGATCGACAACAGTTGCTGTCCAATCATCAAAGAATTTTTTAACCTGCATATCTCTATCAACGTGAAATGTTAAAGATATACCCTCCCCACCATATTCAGCGCCAAACGGTCTTTGATAAGTCGGTCCAAATATCTTAAAAGATTTAGTAGAAATATTAACAGGGGGTAAACTTGCCATCTCACAATACAAACTGACCGCTTCCGCATTAGCACGATTTTTATTAATCATACCTGCTGGGGGATTAATAAAGACTTCAAATCGGTTTACTCTTGCGAGACTATCTTCTCTAATAGCCCCTATAAACTGTGATAAATTAAAACCAGCTTTTGCCATTAGTATTTCTTCCTTGAGTCTCTCCAGACCTCTTGTTTGTTAGCTCCTATAAACCTCTCTACAGGAAGCTGGGAAGCTGTAACCCAATCGGGGTAATGTATTTTTAAAAATCTTGATTGAAGCTGTTCATAAAGATAATGCTTAACACAAGCCTTAATAGGAGCAAATCTAGTCGAAGCATTCAGTATTCTCCAGTTCAATTGGAGTCTTGTATTCTCTGTAACCTTAGCATCATAGGCTAAATCATGCATTGCTGCTAGTAATTTAAACCTGACGGGGTAAGGTAAATAATGTAGGTTTAATCCAAAAAAACCACCTGCAACTTTTCTAAAAGGTAATACCAGAGGGAACATATCCCAATACGGTAACTTATCCTTTAACTTAGCATCGTAAAAGAACATGTACATACTACCGGGTAGAATAGTAGTCGTCAATTCAGGGGTATTTGCCATCAGTTGATTAGGTCTGACGTTCTTAAGGTTCTTTACTTGAACCTGATACCAGTTGAGAGAGCGATCCTCGTCGCCCGCTTTCATTCTAATATCTGCAAAAGGATTAACAGTGGTTGCCATAATTATATTTATCCGTTATAACCCAAGATCTTTTTCGGTTAAAACCAGGAACTTCATACCTCTATCAACACAATATTCATCGGCCGCTTTCCATTTTGATTGATTTACCCCGTATTGAAATACTTCATCAATAAATCTTTTAGTCTGACGTTGCGGGATAACCGGGGGTTTGGTAAACTTTTCTGGCTTAATTTCAATTAAATATTTGGTAATTGCACCATGTCTGTCTTTTACTCTGATATAGAAATCTACAAAATAACGATGTACTTTACTGTCAACAGGAGACTTATAAGGTATAATCATAGTCTCAGACCCCCATTCAAGTACCGATGTATTATTATCACACCATTTCATAAATTTTAATTCCCAGGATGACCTGTAAATGATATCGTTTATATCACCTCTATACTTGGAAGGATTAGCGACCCTATAACGGCCTTTGTAAGTTGCTTTGTACATAACGGGATAAATATAATATAATCCAACTATTTATGGAAAAACAATGGCCGCAGATATAAAAAAAGAATATCTGGATAGATATAAGCAAGAGGCTTCTGCACTATCCGGTGCAAAACTGGATAAAAATAAGTTCAAAGTAGACATTACACAGTACCCCTCTGATCTACAGACTGCAGATAATCTTCAACATTACGTCCTTTTTAATATTAACGTTAGAGGAAAATCTAAGTTTAATGAGAAGAAAGTATTGTTTGAAACAAAGAGAGACCCTAATTCAGCTAATTTGAGTGCGGACCAACTTGCAAGCCCAGTAATACGGGGTACTACTTATGCAGCTGCAGGTGCAGCCGCGGGCGTCGCAGTAACAGCATTAGCAAGCGGTGCAGCTGGCGCTTTTGGTAAGACTGGGGCTACTGCTAAAGTAGTATCAAAAGTTGCTGGAGGTGTATCCGGTGTTGCAGTAGGTGCTACCATGGCTACTTCCGATATATTAAAGAAAGATACTACATACAGAATTTCAGACGCAATTGCGCTTTACGTAGATGGTCCCCCAACTGTTAAATACAGTATGAACTATGCTAATAAAGAACTAGGAACATTATTAGGTGTGTTAAGCGGTAGTGTTCTTGATGGTCAAGGAGCTATGAAGGGTGCTGGTGAAGTAGGTGCTGCCTTAGGTGCATCACTTGCTAAACTGCCTGGTGCATTTGGAGCTGCAGATGTAGGTTCTGCACTTAGTGCCTCTTCAGGTACAGCACTTAACCCATTTAAAGAAACTGTTTTTGAATCAGTTGATTTTAGATCTTTTGCTTTTAAGTACAAATTTTTTCCTAAAAATAAAAAAGAATCTGATGATGTTTATAACATTATAAACACTTTTAAATTTCATATGCATCCCGAGATGTCGTCAGGCAAGTTATTCTTTATATACCCATCTGAGTTTAACATATCATATTATTTTGGTAATGAAGAAAATGGATACTTTCATAAATTTGCGACCTGTGTATTAGAAAATATGGATGTAAGTTATGGCGGGGAACAATTCTCGTCGTTTAGAGATGGTTCACCGACTGAAATAAACATGTCTCTTACATTCCGTGAACTAGAAATTCTTACTAAGAATATGATACAGGATGGTTATTAATGTACTTTAAAAGCTTCCCCTACACATACTATTCATTAGATAATACAACTACGGTTCAGGTTGTAACAAACATTACGAACCGCGTTACCTTATCTGACGAAGTAAAGAACAATTTAGGTCTTTATGATGAGTACGATATTAAAGACGGTGAGACACCAGAACTTGTAGCTGATAAGTTTTATAATAATTCTGAACTCCATTGGTTAGTATTACACTACAACGAAATTATTGATCCAAGATTTGATTGGCCTTTAGATACCAACAAACTCAATAAGTACGTTGATAGTAAGTATACCGATGTAAACGCTGTACATCATTTTGAAGACGCTAATGGTAATTACACCAATGGTAATGCATATATTTTATCCTCAAACGCTTTTACTAATTTTAGCGTTAATGACGCTATTACCAATAATACCAATATTGGTATCGCTTTCATTACACAAAAAAATAGTAACTCTAATGTCAGAATAACTATTACAACGGGAGGGTTCAAAACCGGTGATCAGATTTTAAAATCTTCTAATACTAGCAACAGAGCTAATATCACCAGTACCGTAATCCTGTCTGGAACACCCGTTACAAATTTTACCTTCGAAGACGAAATTAATGAATCAAAGCGTAGAATTAAAATATTGAAAGCTCCTTATGTAGATGCTGTCGTAAATGACTTTAAGAAGAAGCTAGGTGAATAATGATTGGTGAACAAGGTCTTCAACGTGCTGGTGAAGTACGAATTGAGCAACTCAAACTTATTAACTCAAGTGATGAGGTAATTGACTTGTCTGAATTTGTTGTTGAATTAAATATTTACGAAGACCTGTTTAAGAACTATCTTCATGGTAACCTGGTACTAACAGATAGTAGAAATTTAATTGACAAGTATAATATTCATGGTGAAGAGTTTCTTAACGTTAAACTAAGAACACCTTCATTTCCAGATTCGGAAATCATCGAAAAAACTTTCAGAATATTTAAGCTATCTGACCGAACAATCGTAAGAGATAAAAATACACAAAACTTTGTGTTACATTTTATTTCCGTAGAGTTTTTTTATGACGTCTCACTACCGCTATTTGCACCATTTGAGGGTACTGTAACTGATATTGCCGGGAGAATCTTTTCTGACTTTCTAGCTACTTCACGTAATTTTAGTGTATCAGAAACAAATAATGAAATTAAAGAAGACCCTAGACCTACAGAATTAATTGTCATTAATGAAGCATCTAATAAAATAAAATTTATATCACCTGGTTGGTCACCACTTAAATGTATAAATTGGCTAGCCTCTAAAGCTATACCAAAAGACGGTGTTGCTAAAAACTTTATATTTTTTGAGTCAAGCAAGAACTTTTACTTCTGTACACTAGAAAAATTGTTTAAAGATGCGCATGAAAGTAAAAACTATCTAGGTAGATACTTAATTTCTGCATCTAATGTACGTGAAGATAAAGCTTCTCAAAATGTAAATAGAGAAATGTTTCTAGCTAAAGATGTAGAAATGGTGGAATCAACTGACTACATTAAAAATTACACTAATGGGTACCTAGGTAATAGGTTAGTATATCTAGACGTTTTTAATAAAGAATATGAACTTATTGACTATGATCATACATTAAATTATGAAAAACAATTTCATTCCTCAGGTAAAGGAGAGGAAGCTAAACCTGTATTCAATAAAGATACATTTAGAAACTTTGCAACTAACATAAGTTTTTATCCAAAGAATCCAAAACTATTTAATGATTATCCTGATAACATCAGCGAGAAGATGGGTGAGATATACGGTAATCGTCTATCCAGTATGTTAGAACTAACTAACATTAAAATGAATATGACTGTACCAGGTAGAACAGATGCAGAGGTCGGTAGACTAATATACTTTGAATACCCTTCCATGGGTGCTAAAGATGAAACTGATACAGGATCATCTTTAG